TATTTGATGCGCGCAGCTGATGAAAAACTTAATGATAGAATCTTATACAAAAATGAAAAAACAATACAGGAATTACAGAAATCTAAGATTTCTTTACATCAATGGCAGGAATTATGTGTTGCGGGTGTATTAGAAAGAAAGGAAATGCAAACTATAATAAATTCAAACTCTTTTCTAAATAAAATAAAGTAAAGTATAAATTATTTATCATTATTGAATAATCATAAAAAATTATTTTTAAAAATATATAACTATATCATAGTATGAGTCAAAGTTCACAAGCTAGTTCTTATTCAAATACAAATATTAACAACGAATCACCAATATCAAATACAATTCAAAATAGAGAACTTTCAAAATTATTAAGAAATGATTCTCGTTTTAGACCGATTTTAAACAGAATATTAAGACAGGAAAGAATACGAGCGTCACAATTAGTCGCAGTGTTACGTTCTCTTCCATGGATGAATCCCAGTACACTATTTACAAATAACAGATCTAGATCAAGATTAATATATGCGAGTATTCGCCGTAATAACGTTCAGAATGTAGTAAGAGTTTGGTCTAGACCTGGTCATAACAGACTAGTAAATATAACACCATCGTTAAGACGAGCTACCAGAGAATATTTATTATTTAATTCAAATATATCTCGATCTAGGGAGTTAATAAGATCTGCAGTACACGCCATGGAACGAACAGAAACATCTTTTAATTCTCCATTTAGACCAGGGTCGAGACGAAGAAGAATAAATTCAGAAAGTAGTAGTAATAATAACAGTAACAATTTTACAAATCAATCTTCACAAAATTCGTCTGAAAATAAAATGAACATAAACCAATGGAGAAAATCAATTAGATAATAATATATAAATACATTTTAATAATATCATGGTATATTTTCATTTTTATATACAATGCGCAAATCGTATATAAAAACGTTTTTAATTTTATAATTTTCTCGGAGTAATATTTGGTAATTTACGTTTTCGTCCCGGGTATATAATATTTTTTTCTACTGATTGTAAAAGACTCTTTCTATTTTCAAGTTTACGTCGTTGTTTCTGTATCTGTATAAGTTCCGTTCGGAGTTGACCTTCACGTTCCCTCAATTTATTTAAGTCGTTAATAATTTTACTTATTTGATTTTCTATAGTATTTATCTTTTTAGTTCTAGGTGTTTTATTACCATTAACCATTCTTCTTATCATATTCCGATATTTTTTTTATATTTACAATTACCTTCTACCAATACGTGCTGGAGTTGACGTTCGATTAAAAGCAGATGTAGGGGATGGTATAATTTCGTGTGAATCGTGATCCATGGTATTTGTTTGTGGTATATGAGTATCTCGGGGTTGTAAAGATATACCACTCATAGACGGTGAATGTGTATTAAAAAGTAAAGATTCAATCATACCACGTGGCTGAATAAGGGCGGGTCTAGAAACTCGTTCAAAACGCGATACATTCGCACGTAAAAGTTCGCGTTTTTGTTCAACTATTTCGTGGCGTAAAGCCTCGTTATCTTCCAACAAAGAATAATATTCGTTTGTTAAATCGAGTAAATAACTATCACGTGCGACATCATTACCCATTAAATACAGTTTCTTAAGACTTTCGCATATCTCTAAATATACACCCTCGGGTAAACATTCTTTATTTTCATCTATAAGAGACATCGTTTTTCGTATAGGATTGTTTGATGTCATTATTTATATTATATATTATTATTAAAACTTATTTCTTTTTACTCGTTTTTTGTTTTATTGTATCGAATATAGTTTTTACAACGTGTATAGAAAAAATGTATTTTGTAAATGTTATAATACCACGGTTTATACGTTCCTTCGAATAAATCTTACGTATATCCTTCAAATTATTACATAGTTTAAGATAATCACCCTCGGGTATTTTTTCCTTATTATCATCTATTATAGATAAAACGCGTCTAAGACGGTGTTCAATCATATATTAATACAAACATTTTTAAAAGTTATTAGTTGTTTTCTTCATCTTCACACATATCTGCCCAAGATGTTGTATTATTATTTTTATCTGGTTCGGTCACTACCGTATTAGTATTACTCGAAGCCTCATCTTCTTCAATAGCAAGACGTAGTCGTTCTTCCAAACTCATCTCAGCAATGGGTGCACCTTTAAACTTTGCATCGGGCATATCGGGATCCAAAACATCGCCGTGTGAAATACATAGTGAACATGGGTCCTTTGGTATCTCACCGGGTGCATGATTATGCTTTGGAGGAGGATCCTTTTTCTTTTTAACAACTGGTCGTTTTTTACGAACGATAGGTTTTGGAATAACTTTACCACCGTCATTATTCGTTTCTATATTCTCCGAAGATTGAGGCTCAATACATGGTGGACATACAGTATCTGTATCTATAGATGATTTTTCATTAGATATGTTGGCATGTTGTTTGCATGTATTACACCCCTCGATACAATATTTCTTACACTGATTACCCTTCTTCGTCATAAACGTACACTGAACTCGAGGTTCAATATTTTTAGGTTTAGGTTTACTACTCATTGATTCTATTTTATCCGTTAGAATTTTATTTGATTCAGTGAGTATTTCAACCTTTTCGGTTAACTGTTCAATTATTAGTGACATACTCGTCATTTTATCATTGTTACTAGAAATAACTTTATTAGTATCTCGAACGAGACTAAGTAAAATATTTTCAATAGATTCAGACATTTTTATTCCTTAATTATTTTTTGGTTTTTATTTTTAAATAGTTTGACTTAGGTTTTCTTTAAGTTAAATTTTAATTATTAAGTATTAGAGTCACACCATCCATCTGCAACATCCCCACTGAACTTATTACAACAAGCATATTTACGATATTCTGAAGTACCTGTTGGAGTATTTTTAACGGCATCATCATAACACGCTTGAAGATTTGTATATTGTTGACCGTTCACCGTTTTTGAGTTGATGACAGGGGTGGCGACAAGTGTGGGTTTACCTACCTTGCTTCCCACCACCAGTTGATGGTTTTGGTAGACGCGGTGGTGGCGGTGCAGTGTCATCTATTTTATTGGGTGCATCCCAAGCAGTATCTACACAATCAGTTGATTCTGAACTCTCTGTCGGTTTCACAAGTTTGAAAAATAATGATTGATATTCACAAATGGTTTTTTCATCACTTCTAATAATTGATTTATTAGAAAAATCACCCATTTTAAATTTTAAATTAGTTTTATCGTAATACAAATACCAACCTTCATAATCATCGTTATCCAAACCAATTAAAAAGTTATCTTTATTATTTGAACCCTTATAAATTATAAACTCGTGATTTCCAGTCTTTTCTGTACCCAATACGGTACTATCCAATTCAAGTTCGTTTGTAGTCGTGTTAATTTTTAAATATTTAACGGCCTTATCAGTGTTATATATAGCTTGATTTTTAAATCTAATTATATTAGTACTACCACCCGATGGAATTAATCTAACGTAATTATCAACGTCATTCCTATTATTACTATTGTAAATTTCTTCAATAACATCTTTTTGTACAGAATCCGAAAAAAGGTAAAAATAATTAAGACCGTAATCGGCTACAATATCCGATTCCCCTTCGAATGTACCTGGTTTATACGTATAACTCAAAGGTGTTGTTGAATCCAAAGTCGCAGAAAGATCGCTCGTTTGTATATTCCACGCTTCAAACCCATCGCCTATATCTGGTGTTAACTTAATTTCGGTATCAGAACCGTTAATCGTATAGTATAAATCAACTATGTTATCACCAATGGCACTAAACGATCCATCACCCGTAAAAGTAACCTTATTATCAACTGAATACGACGTAAAAGCTGCCATTTGATCATCTTTAGATACCTCTTTTGTCATTTTAACTGCATAAGAACTGTTTTCGTCAGGTTTAACTGACCATTTTGCAATGATTGTATCTATACTTTCAAAACCACCTTTATTGTCCCATACAATCGAAACATTCACGTTTTTACTAAGTTCATCATAATCGTAGTTTCCATTACTATATTCCCTTATAGCATACCCAGACGTACTCGTTCCATTATCACTCTTATCAGGGTTGAGTGTTCTTTTAATACCCTGAACATTTATAACTGGTCCACCACCACCTGGTATTGGTGTACCACTCGAGGGTGAAGATGAAGACGAAGGTGATAATTCATCATACCTTTTATATACTATATAAAGTGTTACAATCAGTGTTATAATAAGAAGTCCGTAAAAGACATATTTATTAGTACTACTCATCTTATATAGTATACATTTACATTTTTAAATTTTAATTAATTACATCCATAATTATTATTTAGTGAACCACCACTCGAAACCTATTCTTGTATCCCATTATCACAAGTAAAACCGTTTCCANTNAAGTNNTTTACATTATCAGGAACTATTTCTTCACGTCTTTCATATTTACCATTACTCTCTCCACCGGCATTAACAGAATAGTTCGTAATTCTCGTGTATTTTTGACAACGCCAATTATATTCCATATCATTTGGTGCATAAATTTCACACTCGCCGTCGCGTATATAATCTGCCCTAGTGATCGAAAGCGCATCAGAACTGAATGTTGGTACAACGTCCCCCTCAACCAGTATGAAATCTATAGATTCCTTTTCACAAAACGATAATTCACTCGCATTCTTTAAACAAACTTGAGCGTTATATTTATTACCACCGCTATTACCACCAGCAAATGAATCATTAGTGTACTTAACTTTTCTCAAACACATAAACCGGTCTGGATTATCCGAGTCCTGGAAACGATGGTATTTGATGGTAGTATTATCGGATTCATAAACAGGAACAATATTGAATATATACGAATCGTCTATATTACCGGTAACTCCGATATAAGGATTGTTCGTTGCATCATTTTCAGAGGCATCGTCATAAAAGTCGACAAAGTTTCCTCTTGTACTTATTTGTTTTTTTATACCGGGTGTCAGTCCAGCAACACCAACACCTTTCTTAACTGTTTCATCTTTAGATACATAAGCAAGTTTAATTTTATCTGTTTGAACAACTCCACCAACAACAACGGGTATTAACCGAATATACCCATCTGGATTACCTGATCGTACACCGTTGTCATCGATTACATTTGAAATTAATAATTTCGATATATCATCCTTAAAAAGTTTAGAATATATTTTATAATTAGTATGAGTTTGACCTCGTCCTAACGAAATATCACTTTTAATAGGTACGTAATTATACGTTTTAGGTTCAACCATATCTAACGTTGCCGAAAGATCACCAATATTTATAGTCCACGGTGTATAATTAACTGAATCCACATCTGGTGTTAATTGTTGATCTGTAACGGTAGACGTAGTATAATATAAGTGAACTATATTATCACCAACCGCACTGAATTCTGTTTCACCAGTTAATAAGTCTGTATTACCCGTAAATGATATAGTATTACCTCGCGAATAATTTTTAAAAGTCTCTTGATCATTCGATCTTGTCATAGTTTTGGTCATTCTTGTAACGTAATCAGTTTCTCCGTCACCCTTAACCTGCCACACCGCTTTTAACGCCGTCACACTATCAAAACCACCTTGGTTATCCCATTTAAGGGTTATAACAACGTTTTTTGTAAGTTCGATATAATCAAAATTACCAGTTCCGTTACTATATTCCCTTATAACATACCCCGACGTTGATGGACTCGTCCCGTTATCACTCTTATCGGGATTGAGTGTTCGTTCGATACCCTGAACATCTATAGTTGGACCACTTGGTGCAGGTGCTGGGGATGAGGCTGGTGAAGAATCCCCTTTTTTATATACCATATAAAGTGTTACAATCAGTGCTGCTATGAGAACTAAAACAAAAATTAGCATACCACTCATTTTATATTGTATATTTATATTTTATTTATCTAAACCTTAACATTGTGTAGATTCGTATCGTCTGTCAGTTTTAGTTGTTTCGTTATTGTGGCCTACAATATTCCGCCGCTGCTGTCCGTCTGTCAGTTATTGTTGAATCAATTACTGTTCGATCGGTGTCAGACATAGGTGCCATGAATATATCCATGCTATTATATGTACACGAATCTCCCATATCNTCTATTTTCATCATTTTAAATTTATCATTTGATGTACTAGNTNCCGTATCAGGTGGTCTTTTNAAAACCAAAAAGTGATCTTCACCGTCTATATTTTGTTTAAATCTATAATGATCAGACTTAGAACCCACAATTATTTCAAAAATGTCATTGTTATNATTAGTGCTTCCNTTCTTAAGCNATTTGTCATTANAATCTGTATACACGTATCCCGATACTTTGTCACCGTTATGTTTATATAAAATAAATTTTACTCTATTATTAGCACCGTCAACAGGTACCATGGAAACCGTGTGAGAATTGTTGGTGTTCTCATCCCATTGTGTCCACTGATCTTCAAGTTTTATAGCGGCATTATACCCACCAACCGGCCACATTTGGTATTGTTTTGTGAACATATCCTTTTCAATTTCCATACCCCCACGAGATGGTGTCCATGTATACGTCGTCGGGTTTACCATACCAATGGTTCCCGAAAGGTCGGTTATACCTATAGTCCATGCCTCAAAAGTGTTTGGATCCGTTTGCGTAGGTGTTAACTCTACTTCATCTGTTGTACCTGCAAGAACGTAGTATAAGCGGATTATATTAGTACCGACCGCACTAAACGAACCATCGGCTGTTAACGTCAGTTCATTATTCGTAAAATTGGTAAAATAATTAGTAACGGTGTCATCATTACTATCATCACTTTTTGTAAATTCCTTTTTCATGGCTACACTTGTAGTATTATGGTGCCACTGAGCTATTATCTTTTCAACGTTCTCGAAACCACCCTTATTTTTCCATTGTAAAGTCATACTTACGTTTTTACTAAGTTTATTTAAATCGTAATCGTCCGTTGAACCGTTATCATATTCTCTTATAGAATACCCCGACGTTGATGGACTCGTCCCATCATCCTTTTTATCGGGGTTGAGTGTTCGCTCGATACCCTGAACATCTATGGTTGGACCACCACCACCTGATGAAGGTGCTGGTGAAGGTGCTGGTGAAGAATCCCCTTTTTTATATACCATATAAAGTGTTACAATCAGTGCTGCTATGAGAACTAAAACAAAAATTAGCATGCCACTCATTTTATATTGTATATTTATATTTTAATTACCTGAATTAGTATGAGTAATAAATAACTGGTCAACCGAATCCTTTTGAAGCTTATAATCGGAACCAGTCGGAGAAGATTTGTCTATAGTCCACGTCAAAACGTTACCAATGTGAGTAAATGACCCATCTTAATTCTGAGATGATGCCAAGGTATCCGTACACATGTTTGTAGTGTATGTATCTTCTTCAGTCACTATTATATCCATGGATTGATATTCCTGTTCAATCATATCATTTATATTCTTAAACATCAACTTTCCATCAGTTTCACTATTATAAACCAAAAATTTACCTTCATTGTCTGTACCAGATGGTTTAAATCGTTTACTTTTATCGAACGAACCTTCGAGCATTTCGAATGTAATTACATTCGAACTTAACTTATCAACTAAACCAATAGTACCATTATCATCAACGGTTCCAAATAAAGAATCTTGAAGTTTAATACTAAACTTGGAATTTGAATCTTTGTTAGGTACAATATAAAATTTTCTATCACCGTCGACTTCGATGTTAACACCAACAAAGTTTTTTGTAACCACATTGAACATATCACCACCTATGCCACATATATACATAAAATACCCCTTACCCGTAAAATCTGCTGAAGTTTTTGTTTCACCACCCGCCGTATCGTACGTATATACTTTGGAATCTGCTAATTTAAGTGATCGATCGAGATCTTCCTTCTTTATTTCATTTTTTTTCATATCACTCGACGTTAATTGTACTTCTATACCTAACTCGTTTTTATAGTATAAGTGGACTTCATTTTCACCCGTAATATCGTACGTATTATCCTTACCATAAAACACAATTTGTAATCCCGTTTTATTTTTTTTGAATAGTTTTGGATAATCACTCTTCTTATAAATGAGCTCTTTCTTCTTTTCACCACCAACAAATCGACGTGCTATTATTTCTTCGAATTTACCAAATGCATTATCATCGTTTTGCCACTGTATACCAACGTCTATATTTTTAGAAAGTTGAGTATAATCATCTTTTGCATCGCCACCACTACCACCTGGTCTTTCTGCTGGATGTACTTCTTTTATTAAAAAATTAATCTCTATTTTTGGAATAATAATTGGGTTTGTAAAAAAGTAATAACCTCCACCTACTAAAAAAGTGAGCATACAACAAATTATTATCAAACCGATCATAATTTTATTATAACCTTTTATTTTATTTTTAATATTTTAATCTTGGTTTATACCCCATATATTTTCACGATTTATCGTTCCCAAATCAGTTGCACATACGATATAAACCCATATATGGTCTTTTTTTTTGTAGACAAAAGTGGAGGCAGTGGAGACTAACGTATACTCCGGGTGGGACGCGAAGTCGTGGTGGAGGGGAAGGCGGGTAGAGAGATACGTCGATTGGAAGTGTTAGGATTTGAAGAAGTGTAGTAAAAATCGTATTTTCTGGAATTAGTAGTATTTGTGTCACTTAAATCGTTAGAACTATGAAACCAGCATTTTTTTGGATTCATACTGTAATATGTAAAACTTTTACAATTTGTGAATGAGTCACACTTTGTTTTACATTCATCTACAGTTCCGTAGAATCTGCTTTTTACGGAGTTTTTACCAGCATCTGTACCATCAGATGCGTTTATATATAAATCCTTGCTTGCCCATATCATAGTTCTAGATTTTTTATCGTAAATAGCGGAAGGCGGAGCAGGAGCAGGAGCAGGAGCAGGAGCAGGAGCAGGAGCAGGAGCAGTGGAAGGAGGAGTGGAAGAAGTGGGAGAAGAAACTACTAGATCAGTGTCTACATCATAAAATTTAAACTTTTCCAAATCCCCAATAGTATCACTAGTACATTTATAATTATTACCGTCATAGATACCAGAACAATATCCTCGGTCACTATTTATTGGTTTTATTGAATATGTACCATCGACATTACTGATTATTTTAAACTTTGAATCATCTGTGATGGTTTCATCAGTACAAAAAATATTGTTAACGAAATCTTTACAGTATGAACCCCGTTTAAAAGAATATGTACCATCGCCATTATTGAATAATTCAAACTGTTTCCTCCAGCTCTTTGAGAAATTACATTTAAATTTGGTACTGTCCAAAGCACACCAACCTTCCCCCCCTTTCATATAAACTTTATTCGGAAGTCCTAGTCCTGATCCAGAAACAATTTTATCAGAGGTCTGTTCATATATGTCCCAGTCTAAATAACTATTGTGTGGGTGTGGACCCTTAATATTACTAGCTGTCTGCCCATGGGGAATTGGTTTAGTTGAAAACGTGTAACAATTATTTCTGTTATCCGGTTCTTGAGTATGATAATTAAAAGATTCACACTGAGGGTTTGTTTCACACTCGTATTTACATTTATCGAGCGTTGCATTTTCAAATTTTTCTAAAAGAGTTTCAGCCCATGTCCCCACAATTGTATTCCCGTCAAACTTCGTTCCCTCATATTTTTTCCATGCAGTGTCGGGCGAGGCGTCGGCGTCGATCGCTGGAGGAGCAGGTGAAGGAGGAGGTGGATCGGGACGGATCCATATCTTACTTTCTAATTCAGTATTTGTTGTGTTATCTTCTATAGGACGAACCTTGGCTAAAGCACAAGAAGTTTCCACATCTCCAGATTCTTCTGTAAATTCTAAAGATTTACACTCGTCCTCCTTCTCACATAGAGATTTACATTGTTCGAGTGTTAATCCTTTTTGAATCGCGGCACCCTTCAATGAGACAGCTAAGCCCGTCTTGTAGTTAACATTCACCCAATTATTTTCCATTACAGACGCATCGAAATAACCTTCACCCGTCGTGTTCCCCGTCCACTCAAACCAGTTCTCACTAACAGTATCGTCTAGTGGGATAGGAGTTTTGGGTATAGTATAAGTATACTTGACATTTTCTGGAGATGTACCGGAGCCTCTATTCTCCGATTCTTCAATAATTATTTTTGAATTTTCTAATATTTTCCAACCTGGTGCATATATAGGTTTATAATACGATATTTCGATTTTTTCGATTTTATTATTTTTTTTAGAAATGGTAAATACCCTATCATCAAATTCCACACCATCGGTGGCATTTACAGATTTCTTAATCCATTGTGCGAAGCTGTTATCCTCCTTAAACATGTTATCCAAATCCTTTCCTGGTTGTTTATCTATTTTTATATATATGTCATCATTGTTATTTTGACTGGTCAGTAAAACACCATCAACTTTTATCCATTGAATTTCTAGACCGTAATTACTGTAAGTTGTCATCCCTTTGTGAGAAAGCTTATTCATAATAAAGGCGTACTCGTAGAGTTTATACGTGTTTACAGTTGCTTCAGTAAGTTGTTGAAAAGTCAAATCGTTGCGTTCTTTCTTATCAAGAAATCCTCTACCCACAGTTAATTTGGTTTGGTCAAATTTAATGTTCTTTTCTATAAGTAAATTATCAGTTTTTTTTTCATCGTAATAAAGTTTTACAGTTAAACCATCACTTGGGTAACTAGTAAACGTATACCCACCCAAGATTTGTACCTGATTATTTGTAAAATTTCTAAACAAGTCTGGTCTACTGTCTTTCGTAATTTCCATATCGTCTGTAATCTTATCGTCACCATTCATAAAACTAATAATCCATTTATTCACTATACCTTCAATAGATCCCTTATTTTTCCATTTAAAAGTAATATCACCTGTATCATATTCTTCCTTCTTACACATGTTTTTGTATAGTATATATACTATCAAAAGTATACATAATATGATAAACAATTCACCACGTGTTATCATTTTATATAGAATAAGATAATTTATTTACATACACTCTCCTGAAAATAAAAATAAAAGTATATTATAAAATGAATACCAGACCAGTAACAACTGTTATTCTCGAAGCACTTATTATAGGTATAATGTTACAATTGATTTTTATGGGAGTAACGAGATTTGTATATAAAGGTACGGGTGTTTTGATACTCTCGGGTGCGTTAATACATTTACTTTTTGAATATTCGCCTTTAGGTAATATGAATGAAAAATGGTGTAAAATTATATTTAAATAAAATTTAATCTAAAAACAAGTTCATTTCTTCTAAAAGAGAATCTTTATCTCGAATTGTTTCAAATAAATCGTCGTTCAAATCTTTCAATTTATATTCAATCTCTTTATTATACTCATCAAGGTATGCTTTGTAAAATTCTCTTTCATTGCCTACATTGTGTCCCTTATCCAAAAGATTACCAATGGTATATCTCGATAAACGAATACCAATATCACTCGCGCGTTTTTTAACGGCCATAGTTCTAACATTTGCTGTAATTCTTTGTCTCGGTTTAGTATTACGAATAAGTCTTTGTATTTGATCAATACGAATATCCAATCTTCGAATTTCAGCCTCGTCACCATGACGCGAAGCCATTTGAAGTCTTCTCATGTCTCTAATGAACCCTTGATCGTTAAAAATTTCTCTCGGGACTTGTATTTCTGGTAATAACATGGTAACCATATCGTCCAACTCATCAGCATCGGCCATGAGAACATCATCGCCATCGTCACGGTTACCACCTTGATTCGAAGGTGCGTCTGCATCGGCATTTTGTAATTCTTGGTCGGCATTTTCATAATATCTATATCTATTTCCCCGTTCCGTTCGTATTGGTGAAAATGGTACAGGTATTCCCCTTGTATCATCAGTCATGATATTTCGTAATATAAATTCCTCATCTTCATCGGTTTCTGAATCGTTATTTGAATCAGTACGAGATATAGACTCGTGTACTTTTTTAATTGAATTACACATTTCAAGATAATTTCCTTCCGGTATTACCATTGAATTCAAATCAATCAAACGCATTAAATTGGTAAGTTCTTCCATTTTTAATAACTTATTTTTTATAAGTTATTATTTGTACTTAGGTTTATTTTATTTTATTTTATGTGAGTGGAGGAACACCATCTATACTAACGTCGTAAAAAATATCTACCATATCATAAACTGAGTTATTGAAATTGTTAATTCGAATAATTTCATTTTCGTATTCATCGAGTTGTTGTATATATTCTTCTCTTTGACGTAATTTGTGAGAATTCGTTAAATTTAAATAGTCTTTAAAAAAATCATCCTGTGGGTGATACCCTAATGTATTTAAATCCTCTATAGTATTACAAAGTGGTAGTTCTAAAGCACCACAATATGCGTGAATAGCTTCTCGCTTGAAAATGTTAGTTATTCTAATACGAGGTTTTGTAAGATTAATGAGTTTTTTATATTCTTTACGTTTTCTAACGAGAACCATACACCGTTCAAAAATAACATCCATCGGGTTAATACGTAAACTAGATGGTAATGTGCGAGTTCTACGAGTTTGAGTTTCCCCGTTTCTAAATATATCTCTTAGTGTATTACACATATCTAAATAATCACCTTCGGGTATTTCTTCAGAATGATTGTCTATAAGCGTCATGATTTTATGAAGTGAATTAGTATTAGTAGTAGACATTATTACAATCTATATTTATTTTTTTAATAGCATATTATTAAATTCTTCGAGATAACTTTTATAAAATTCATATTCGTTAGAAACACATGGGTCTTGACATACCAACTGTTTCCAATTAGTAACACCTTTTAAACCAAGTTCTTTACATCTCTTATCTATAGCCCATTGCTTAACAACTTTAGTAACGCGTTTACGAACAGGTGTACTATTATTTTCTTTTTTTAATTTATCATGTTTTTCTTTTTCCAATTCCATACACTTTGATTTATAATACGAAAGTTCATTACAAATTTTTGTATAATGGCCCAAAAATTTATAAAGTTCGGGATGTTTATCTTTGGTAGTAGACATTTATTATTTACTTTTTTTCAATAAAAGTAGTGCTTCAACAGCTTTTCCAATTTCCTTATGTTTTAAACAAAATCCGTTCTTACCAGCTCTGCAATAACAGTTCTCGTAGGGACAGTTTGGTCTCATTTATTTAATTAAATTTTAAAGTAGTATTTTATCCACTTAGGTTTCAGAATCACTCAAAATTTCTCCTTCTTCAATTTCATCGTCAGTTTCTTCATCATCGCTATCAATAATATCCTCATCATCATATTCTAATTCATCATCCAAAGTTTTTTCTGATTCTTTAACATCGTCAATATTTTCAGGTAAAATGTTATAAAGTAAAGTCCAATCAATATATTTTTTTAATTCGTAATCATCTATGAGATCATCCATAGAAATTTTATCACACACGTTCCAATCATCTTGGAATACACCTTTCCAATATCCAATATCTTTGTATTCAATTTTTCCGGGAAAGAGTTCAACAGATAAATTTTCACCTTCTCTAAAACCATCTTCTATGAGTTCATCGTTTTTCTGTTCCATGTAAATGTTATACATGTGTTCTAAAACACCTACAGGAGTTCTGTAAAATTGAAGTTTTGGTTCGTGAAAAAAAGTGATGAAATGGGATTCTCCATATGACGTTTCGAGTTTTCTCTTAGAAATGCCGATATATGCGAGAAACCTTTTATTATTAGAAGGTATGAGATGTTCCGGGTATCCAAATTCGGCGCGAAGTCCATAAACGTCTGTCGTTTTATCGACTAATTTAGTGCATAAACTATTTAAATGTGTAAGTTGAACGAGTGTGGTAGAGTTTTTTAAAAGTTCGTGTGTAAGATTATTCATTGTATATATAACAACATGGTGTTTTTTGTTTAAGTAAGATTAATTGATTGAATGTGTATAATATTTATTTTATTCGTCAATATTAGTTTTTTGGCATGGTATAGAGAAGTTCTCCCCAGTTACCAACACTTTTCATTTTAATATTATTTTTATCAATAAAACGTTCACCAGATTCAATGTTTGTGAAATATTTCTGTAAATGTAAAGTCCATAATTCCCTGTCGTCATTTGAAATGTTTCGAGGAATAATTATAACACGCTTAGCGTGAATGTTAACTTCCTTATCACTCGAGTTTAATTTGGATAAAAGTATTTCAAGAAATGGAAGCATGACTTCTTCACATCCTTTATTTTCGTGATAAAATTCAACAGTTCGAATATCATCACGAACTCCCATTTTACTTAAACCAATAAAACCCAGATAATTTTTTTTAGAATCTTCAGATTCCCATGGAAAGTCTTCATTAGGTTTAAGTCCCCAAATTTCCATTTCAAGTTCACGTCCACTCAAAATATTTGAAAAGACATCGTTCATATCTTTAACTTCTTCGAGTTTAGTGTGTTTTTTCAAAAGCTTATAATAAAGAGACATTATAAAATATTTATTTTTTATTTGTTTAATTGATTTTTACATTTCATCTATTCGACTTAGGTCTTCGTTATTCGTTAAAATTTCTTCTGCTAAAATCTGATAAAAAGCCATTTTATATACAAAAAATCCAAAAAGTGTCGCACCCATATTAAAATCAAAGGGTAAATCGTGCGAATTCCATACAGACTCAAATAATGCGAGACACGTTGGTACCAATAACCTTTTATTTAAACCAAACGACTTTTCTATATTATCGACGTACGATGAAAGTGAATCTATATAAACATAAGAAGCAATAGTACCCAAACTCGCGGATATACCATCTATGGGTGTATGAAAAATAAAATGATACGTCGAAACTGCGGCACCGTATCTCAAAGTTGATTTTTTTATTTTGGATTTTATATTTTCATACTCGGTTATACCATCTTTTCGTTTTTTGGGACATGATATTCTAAGTGTTTTACTACCGGGGTTTATTATATTTAACATTAATTAATATACATTACAATTTATTCGTTAAGTATCTAATATGTGATATCGATATTAATATTTTCATCGTTAAAATATTTTCTTTTAAAATCACGTTCTTTATTTAAAAACTCTTCACATCTGTTAACTGATTCGTATATACGAACTTGTATTTCAGTTAATCTATCTTCGTGTGTAAAATTATCTTGTTTTCTAGACATTTTTCTCCATTTTTCGCCGAAAAGGTTTATGTATTTCAAATTACGTCTTTCGTATTCTAGTTCATTTAACATTGTTCTGTATAAAACCAATGAATACGAATCATATTCTTCACGTTCAAAATCGTCGTAACAAAACTCATCATATGCCAATGTTTTCATACGTTGATAAAGTTGGTTCCCCCCATTTTCTTTTCCATTTTCTGGCCAACATATCGAGTCTTTCTTTTGAGAATCGTGTATTTCGTAATTGTTTTTCCGGGGCTCCTGGACACATAAGGTTTTCGTATTCATATTTTTGAGATTTTTCCCATATAATCCTTTGGACGTCTTCACAGAGTTCATTTGTCGCTTGACAGAAAGCGATTTTATAGTCGTGTGTGTGTAAGTGGATGTAATCCATTTCATTTAGTTAATATTGATATTTTTCTTTTTTATATTTTTTCGACTTAGGGCGATATTGTGTAAAGGATTTATCAAATTTAGGATACTCTACTATAATCATTTCACCGTTTTCATTCGTAGCTAAAAACTCACTAATAGCACTTGATGGTGATAACATCATATCGTGATTATATTTATTTTCAGAATGTAAATGTGATTGTGATAATGAATATATCGAAGGATTACTACGTAACGACTTATTAGATTTTGATTTAAATAATTTACATACACTCGAATAAAAAGTAAACATATAACTGTTTATATTTAGTTTTATTTTTTTATATACTAAATACAAGATGGTTTCACTCCAGGAGTTACCTAAAAAAATACAATACATATCAATAGATTCAAATTATGTAAATGGTACAAATAATACATTTTCTGTAGATTTTAACTTAACATCCAATACCCATATATCTGATATGAGTAAAGTGTGTGGTTTCAAAGTGGTTGATTTCTATTTAACACAGGTAGGTACAACAAGTGGTGGTACAGGTAACGGTGCAAAATACGTCGATATAATATGTGAAGATATACCAAAACCTGCACAAATACTTGATGAACGTAAAGGTTTAATACTAAATCGTATGGCGTTAGAAAGACAATTTGACGGTGATTCAAATCATAAAATGCATGATAAACAATGGAAAGGATTTAATAGATCTACAATTTTATTTAACCCTATATCTATACAAAAACTTAACTTTGAATTATATGAATTACAAGGGGATGGTGATTATGTAAAATTACAACCCGATGCAGAATGGTACATGACTTTAGAAATTACAACAATAGACGTAAAAGAAAAGCCGGTAAATAGAGAAGTTCAGATATTAGAAGCTTTACACAAACTTATCGGAAAAATAGATGATCTCAATATAAATGTTGAGAAACTCCCCGATAAGAATGATATCGAAAAAATGGAAAAAGAAAAAAGGAAGAAAATCCCTTTATTCTATCTTTTTTTAACTTTGGGAATAATCGGTAGTGGTTTTTATTTCTTAAACCGTAAAGTTCAAGTCCCACAACCACAAATACCCATTCAACCTAGATTTTAGTATTTATTCCGTTGTCTTTTTAGTAGCGGCTTTTTTCTTTGGTGCAGCAGCTTTCTTCTCTGGAGCTGGGGCTGGGGCTGGGGCTGGAGCTGGAGCTGGAGCTGGAGCTGGGGCTGGGGCTGGGGCTGGGGCTGG